TTCCAATTCTCTGCAGAAGGCCCTGATCCATTCAATTTGTCTCCATTGAATTCATCGCGAGACACTCTTGATTCATTCAATGTGCCATCTGGTAATCTTCTGCGAACCACCACATTCATGTTGCCTCCAGACAATTCAAAGAACATGCCATTGTATTGTGTGTTCCAACCACATCTCTTTACCACCCCTGCATCATTGCCATCCCAATTCCAAGTGCTAAACCACTGCTGACCTACACCTGGTCTCAAAGGAAATCTTCTGCGAGTTTGTCTGATGGCACTGCCACCAGATGCTGAACCAGGCGTCATTAATGTAGCAGCATAATTCTGCACATATGTGCTTTGACCTTCTCCTGCAAATGCTTCTTGGAATCTTATATCGCCATCTTTATCTATGGAAGATGTGTACCACCATTGATTACCAATCGCGGCTACACGCAATCTGCCCGATTGATCCAATTGATAACCGTCTGCATAAGAAACTTGCTGAATGCCGGCAGGGGTAGTAGAAATACTGTTGGTAATAGTTACTGGCAATGTTTGTGCGGTGCTAATGGCAACAGTGTTAGTAACTGACATATTACCAGATACTGCAAGAGTATTACTATTTGTATAAACTTGAACGGAAGTAATTGGACTTATAATCGTAACAGAACCAGAAACAGCTGCGGTATTGAGAATATTAACACCGGTGGTAGGATTTAAAACCGTTACCGAACCACTTACCGGTAATGTCTGTGAAGTACTAATAGCTACGGTATTGGTAACAATATTATTATACGTTACCGCTGTTAAAGCTCTCACGCTTGTATCGGTAGCAAAATCTTTTCCAGTTAATACTTTCTGTAGGGTAATTTCAGTTGCTTGATTACCAGTTATAGAGCTAATATAAGTGTTTAAATTATTAACAGTAACATTACCTGAAACTGCTACTGTGTTAGTTACACTAACATCTGTAATACCATATGGTTTGACAGATAGTGCGCCCATATCATAATCAAGACCGGAAGCGACTACTGTATTTGTATATATTACTTGTGCACGAACTGTTTCACCAGTTGTATAATGATCTAAGATACCAACATCGCCAATATCTACATTACTCGCAGAAAGTGTAAGCTGAATATCAGAAGCATTAGCAAGATATGTTATAACACCGTATTTTGGATATACACTTATAGAGCTTAAAGAAGCGCCTCCATCTGTATATTCCCATCTAACAGTCGAAATAGGTGGAAATCTATTGTCTCCCTGTAGCTCGACAAATTTTTGATATTCTACTAATTCTTGATTAGCTCGTACGTCAGAATTGTAGGACATATTAATTATTTAATAAAACTCTACATAGTATATGAAATTATAAGCATATTCCGTAATAAATAATAATATGCCTATTCAGATTAATTATGTAGATACTTTTCAAACACGGTTTTATCAATCGTTTGTCAATTTAACGAGTATAAATAAAACGACTTGGCCAGCTGTAACTTCTGTTTTAGTAGATACAGAAAACCCATCTTTAACATGCTATAATGTTTATGATCAATGGGCTTTGAGAACTATAGGTTACGATAAACCTTAACGTAATTCACCAATCATCTTGAACGGAATCTCTTTTCCGTTGGCGTCAACCACAGCTTCTCCGTCTACATATCCAATCATTTTACGACCGCTTTGTACTGGTATAACTCTTTTATCTCCAAGAAAACGATACTTTGGGCGGGATGTTTTAAATCCGGGGACTGCTGTTGCTTTGGCTGCTGGTGTTGACATATTTTTTATTTATTTCTTGACTATTTTAAAGCAACCGGTATAATTATTATTAGTTCATTAACAACTGGGGGCGTAATGGTATCGATTGAACAGTGGAGTTCATGAGAGCAAGTACCGGGGCATGCCGGTTTACCAATAGCAAAACAATATAAATGCCGATGAAACATTCGACATGGCTATGAGTCTAGAAGAAGCTGATGCAATCCTTGCATCGACTGGCTTTGTTGATTCAGAAGCCGAACTCGAGCTAGTTTAACTACTCGATCGTTCTACTGTAGATTAAAGCTTGTAAGGTAGAGCGTGTTACTGGCTTTCGTATAGTCTGGGTTATAACAGTTAATAGATTATATGTATAAAATTGTTATCAGTAAGGGCTTTTTGCTTAGTTTAATCCTTATGAAAATTCAACTAAAATAAACTTGTAGTGCTTGTGAGTGAAATTATTCAAGACGAGAGTTCAATTCTCTCCGCCTCCAGGTTTATTATACAAATAAACTAGTTGGTATTAAACTGCCTTTAATAAGCGCTACACAACTTAATGTTGTGTATGTACTGGAACCTGATAATCTTACTGATTGATTTGAATCTACTGTAAATCTTCTTGTTGGAGTAGAATTGTTATTTGCTACAGAAAATATGTCATATTTACCGGCTGATGATGGTACTGGTAATGTACCAATAATAGATTGACCGTCAGAAGCGCGCTGCAACTGAAGTGAAAAAGCTGTTCCGCTGGATGGTGTATCAATTACTAAAATCTGCAAGAAGTCTACAGAAAATCTATAATTAACAGGGACTGTAAACAAATTGTATGTATTGTTAGCCCCGGTTAAATTAATATTATTAGAAGTAAATATAAAAGGTTGTATATTTCTTGCACTTGTATAATTAGTATTAGTAAAAGCACTGTTCCAATTAGCACTATAAGTATTAACATCGGTATATACCGAATCACGACTAGCACTAGTTAGATTAACATTGGTATAAACTGAATTCCAATTAGCACTATAAGTATTAACATCGGTATATACCGAATCAAGCCTTTCACTTGTAAGAGTACCGCTACCAGTACCCCAACCAGCACTATAAGTTTTAACATTAGTATAAACTGAATTCCAATTAGCAGAAGCAGCAGCTACTTCACTTAAATTTACACTACTTCCAGTACCCCAGCCAGCACTATTAGTGTTAACAGTAGTATATACTGATGTTAATTCTGGAGAAGTAAAAGCACTTATAGAAACGGTATTAAATTCTACATTACCTAAAAATTTATGATCTTGTGTTAATATGTTTAATGACATATAGTATATTTACTCCTTAATAATTCCATAACCTTAATGCTCGGTTTGCTCCATTTATTTTAATTAGTAAAAACTCACCTGATGCAGTAGTTGTTGGTAGTAAAGTTACGCTTGCATTAGTAAGCTCTACATAAGCAGCGCTAAGACCACCTACACTGCTCAATGTTGCAGTTACGAGATTACTATCAGTTTTTAATGTATTTGATTTTGCCCTATATAAATTTGTATCGTAATTACTATTACTAAACCCAAACAACATTGAAGTGGGAGAACTATCAGCTATTTGAACTCTACCACCTAAAGTAGTTATAGCTTCTTTACCAACATTACCAATATAAGAATTATTTTTAATATAAAAATTATTATTACCCGAGATAGTACCAGATACAGTTAAAGCTTCGTTTGGCGTATCAGTATTAATACCGACTTTTTGATCATCAGTAACTATAAAGGTAATTGCGCTTAGAGGATCACCTATGGTTGTTGAGTCGTATAGAAAAATACCACTTAAAGAAAAGACGTTAAATGTTTGCTTTCCAAAAGCTTGACTATTCCATACATTAGTACCATAAGGATGATTGTTAAATACTACAGATTGTTCCCATATAGGATTAGCATTATCACCAAATGCAATGGAATTCTCTTTACTATAAACAGCAATTCTAGGTGTGTTATAAGACCATACCCTCCAAGCAGAACCAGATTGCGTATTATTTGAAAGTAGCATATACCTGTAACCATCATCTCCAGGATATTCATCTTTTATGTCAACAGTATTAGGAACCCCTAAATTAGGCTCTGCGTTTTGTAAATTTAAAAATTGATAACGTGAATCTAGACTATCTGCTTGTAAGGGATATCGTGTCCTAACCTTACCAGATATAGTCTGTATTTGGGGTGTATTGCTTGCCATACCATTTATGTAACTGTGTTAACTGTTTCTAGAAGACCTATATTTAAAATTATAGAATCTGGTTGATTACAGGAAGCAATTAAACAATCGTATTGATTTAAAACGAATTTAGAAGGTGTCATATTTGTTGTATCGCTACCTGCAACTAATACATCTTTTGCATAGTCGTAATAAGGTAAAACAGGTACAAATTGAGCGCCCACACCAGAAAAACCAATGGTAATTGTAACATCTTGCGATGTAGTGTTGGTTGCATAGCAAGCTAAAATAATAGCCGCTCTATCAAAGGGTGCAGTATACAAAGCACTAGGTGTAGTAGTTAATGTATAGTATTTACGCTTGAAATAATTAAGAGGTATATCAGCCATATTATTATTTAATCTAGACTTAGTATTAAAGGTGTAACTAAAGCAAGAATTGATTTGTTAAAATCAATACCTTTAATGGTTCCTGTGCTTTGAACTATCCTAAAGCCACCTCCTACTTTGAAGTCGCCTCGTTCGTTAGTACTTGAATAATAAACAATTCCATTATCTGAATATACTGCTTCATTTTCATTTTGAGTTTGGCCGCCTAAAGCAGGTACAGCAAGTTCCAAATCGACTCCCGTACCTATATATTCAAAAGCGTGTGAGCTAGATGCAATTTGGCTTCGTAAATAAAACTTTACATATTTTGGTTCAATTGGTGAAGCAGTTAAGGGCGCTTGTACGTTTTCTTCCAAGGTAATTACAAATTTATTTGCAACATTAGTTGCGCTTACTGATCTAATACTATGATAATATAGCTCTGCCTTAGGGTTAAAGAATTCATCATACTCGCTTCTAGGATCACCTGCAATATTAACTAATAATCCATTATAAGGTGCAAGCATTGGTATACCTTCAATTTCATACCCAGCTTGTATTGCAGCTACAAATGCAGAAAGAGGTTTAGGTGTCACGCCTTCAACAATTAATGTATTTTCTGCTAAGCCTGTGGTTGCTGTTTGCGATCCAGTTAAGACAGCAAACTTAGATTTACCGGTAGCTACCAAGCCTGAAAGACCGAATGAACAGTTAGATGTACTAATACTGCAATTTCCGCCCGTTTCACATATCACACCTTCATTAGTACAAATAGTAAATGTACTTACAAGCTGTGCATATCCGCAATTAATAATATGAATACCTTTACCGCCAGCATTAAACTGAGTAAATGAGTCGGTTACAAAACTTCTTGTAAATCCTAAAGCTAATTCACCATCAACACGAATACCTGTACCAGCATTAATTCTTTCTACTGGTAAATTTTGTACTATAAATTGAGATAGATACTTTGCATAATTAATTGCAGCTATAGTTTCAAATTTTTGATTATCCGGAATTGCATTATTTGCATAAAATGAGCCTGCAGAAATCGAACTTAAATCGGTGCCATTTGTAATATCATAAGCAACAGCATCAATAATATACCCCACATCACGCTCACATTTATCTTTATTATAGACTAACCTGGGATAGGCTTTACCTATATACTCAATGACTTCTTTTTGTATAAACGTTTTGTTTTGCAGTAATACAGTAGCAGCATCTTTTCTTGGATACGTATAGTTATTGTTTATAATATTTTGTGATAATCTATTTGCAAATTGTATAGCGCTAGCGGTTTGAGTCTGCTGGCCCTTTATAATTGTTTGGTTTCCATTATAATAGAACGATGCTGCATCAGTAGAGCTTAAATAATTTCCTGCTGTAATATCTGTAGTGACCGCATCGACTATATAACCTGTATCTCTATAGCAAGAAGCTACATTATACTCAAAGTTTTTATAAGTACAATCTACAAAATTAATTATTTCAGATTGTAAGAATGTTCTATTGTTTAAAAGTAAATTTTTTGCTTGGTTAGCACCCGGTGAAGGTGGTGAAAAAGTAGGTGGGGTGGGAGTCCAAGAGCCAATACCGCTAAGTATTGTATTACTAATTAAAGTATAAGCATTATCTATTTCAGTTGATACATCATTACCGTTTAAATAGGTGTAATTATAATACTGACCAAATAGAGGTTGAATTTTATTTTTTATAATAACTTGGGCAGCAGTGTTTATAAAATTAATTGCAGCTAAAGTAGGGCCTTCTTGACCGCCAATAATTGTACCTCCTTGTCCGTTTAAGTAGGATCGCCCTGCACTAATTGCTTGTTTATTTGTACCGTTTAATAAATCGTAGCTAATACAATCAATAATTAAACCAATATCACGTAAGCATGTTTTAACATTATATCTAAAATCAGGATATACTTTATCTAGGTAGAGCTTAACCATTCTTTTAATATATTCTTTATTAAGTTGTAATAAATTTGATGCATCAGTTGCACCTGGGTATGGACTTCCTGGTGGTATTAATGCAGGTACTACACTGCCTACTGAACATAATATAGTAGTAATAGTATTAATATCGCTCTCTATATATGTAGCGGCTAGATTAGCTGTTGAAGGTGCCGGTATAGTAATTTGCAGAGCAGGTACTTCTTTAGTTAGAATAACACCGGTAATATTATCGAAACTTCTATTCATGTCTGGTATAGCTAAATAACCAGAAGAAAGATATGGAGAGTAGTTTTGAGAAGTAATAGCTATAGTATTTGTTATAGCTTTTTGTACTAGAAAATTAGCATAATTAATAGCTGCAATTGTTTGTGTTTCTTGACCAGTAATTTTACTTTTATTTGCATTAGTATAGTATTGGCTACCTGCCCATATAGCACATAAATTATTACTATTTGTTATATCTGTAGTAATTGCGTCCAAGATATAACCTGTATCACGGTAGCATAAATCTTTATTATAAGCAAAACCTGGAAACGTTTTATCTACATAATTAATAACAGTTTTTTGAATAAATGGTTTATTAATTGTTATTAAGCTTACAGCATCTGTAATGCCTGTAGTAACAGTATATGTAGTAGGAGAGGGTAGAGGATTAATACCATTTTTAATAATACTGTTAATTGTATTAAATGATGCTGTAATATTTCCTGACTGTGCTTGTCCTAGTGTTTTTGTTTGATCATATCTCTGACTATACCAAGGGTAGATTTTATTATCAATAATATATTGTACTAGATCGTTAACAAAAATTAATGCTGCGGCAGTTTCTGTTTGCTGCCCTTCTACATATGAACTTACCCCGTAAAAATAAGAATACCCAGCATTAACAGCGCTTAAGTTTGTGCCTTCATATAAGTCATAAATTATACAATCTAATATTAAACCAACATCACGATAACATAAACTTTCACTATAAACTAACCTAGGGTAATTTTGACTTACATATTTTATAGTTGCATCTTGAATAAATGCTCTATTTGATTCAATTAAGGGTACAGCGTCATCTGTACCAGGTATAGGGCCTGTAGGTGTAATAATTGGTGGCGCGGCGTCAGGACCAAATCTAATAATATTAGCAATCGTATTAAATTCTGTAGTTAAAAATGCAGATGTCTGTGCTCCTGTTGTTCTTGCAGGGTTTGTTATTTGCGCACCAGGGGTTACATAACTTTTAGGTACATCTGGTTGTATAGGTACAACTTGGTATTTTGTAATAGTACTCATACCTTGTGTATAAGGGCTGGTTGTAATATAGGGTTTTGAAACTAAAGGTAACCCGAACGGACCGCCAGGTGTAGTAACGTCAATTATACACCCGGGTGTATTAAATGCGAGTTGGTAACCGGGTGTACTAGATAATAAATTTGGAAATGCAGTTGATGCGCAACCATCCCAAGTATCTCTAAATGTAAATCCCCAAACATAGCAAGCATTGTTAAGCCAGAAAAAATCTTGTTGTTTGTGATAAGGTCTTAAAATATTTCTTCTTAAAAATCCTTCACCGATAATAGATGTACCTGCAGGTACGTATATAGGATTAATTTCAGTATAATCACCTGCTTCAACTTGAACTGTTGCTTTGTTAGCCCCGTATTTATTAAAAACTATCTGACAAGCTTTTTTAATTGTTTTAACTTTTTGTGAAGGGTTTAATCCGCTATTTAAATCTGATCCTGTTGTACTAACGTAAACTGTATTACCGTCTGGTCTATCGTAAATAAAAGCTCGTTTTGCATATGCGTTACCGTTAACTGTAACGTCCATTTTAACTTCTCTATTTTCGTAAGGGTCAAACTTTGATGCTGTTTCTGCACCATGAAAAACTGAATACCCCTCATCACCAATATATAAAGCATGATACTTATCCCCTTCTTGATCACCATCTATAAAACGAGCAATAGGTGTCTCACCATATTGCACTACAGTAAGTGCAGAATCGTTACCTAAATTGACAACCGATAGAGAGCTGGTAACCGAAACTACAGTATCTAAATAGGTAAATGCACCTAATACTGATAGGTTACCCATAACCGTTGCATCACCATCAATATATGCGTTTTTATGTGCGCTAAGGTTACCTGTTAAAACAAAATCTCCTATAAAAGGCTCTTCCGGCGACCCAATCGGATCAGTTGCTGAGTCGGGATAACCTATTGATGGAGAAGAATGATGGTTTCTTCTATGCCATTTATTATGAAAACGCGCATTGCCAGCCATAATATTATTTATAGAAAACTATAGTATTAAATTAGATATAAATCGATTGCGCAGGCATTCTTAAAGTAGCATCTCCGTTAAAAATACCATACCATTGGAACGGATATTGGAAATCGCCGTTCCAGCTTCCGCCGAAGTCAGTATTGTTTCTATTACCAAAAAATTCTATTCTCATAATTTCTGTACCATTAGGTACACCGGGCATAGTACCATCGCTTTGTATACTAACAGTGTAGGGTATGGGGTTTTGAGTAGTATTATATGTAGGTGATATTGCGAACGTATAACCAGCGCCGGCTCCACTGCTTTGAGGTGTATATATACTTGTTCTAACGACAACAGAGCCACCATTAGGTAACGTTATGTAAGTATATGAATTAGGAGCTAATAGATAAGTTGAAGGACCAGCTGGTGAAGATGGGCCCATTAATACTAGAGTATTAGGTGCAGGGGTATCAGATGGTGTTACTGATGCTGTAGGTGTAGCTGATGGTGTTACTGAACTAGAAGGTGTTACTGTAGCTGATGGTGTTACTGAACTAGAAGGCGTTACTGTAGCTGATGGTGTTCTAGAAGATGTAGGTGTTACTGTAGCTGATGGTGTTACTGAACTAGAAGGCGTTACTGTATTTGAAGGTGTTATTGAAGGTGTGACTGATGCTGTGACTGTAGCTGTAGGTGAAGCTGTAGCGGTGGCTGAAGGTGTTATTGAAGGTGTAACTGTAGGTGTAATAGAAGATGTTGGTGTTCTGGTGAGGGTTACTGAAGGCGTTACTGAAGCTGTTACAGTAGCTGTAGGTGTTACAGAAGGCGTTACTGTAGCTGTTACTGTAGCTGAAGGCGTTACAGAAGGCGTCACTGTATTTGAAGGTGTTATTGATGGTGTTACTGATGCTGTGACTGTAGCTGTGGGTGAAGCTGTAGCGGTTCTAGTAGGAGTAGCTGTACGAGTAGGTGTTCGTGTTAATGTAGGTGTACGTGTTGATGTGACAGTAGGTGTCGGTGTTAACGATTCTGTACATGTAGGTGTTGGAGTATCAGAAATTGTAGGTGTTACCGTCGGAGAGCTAGTAATAGTTGGAGTTGGTGTGAGTGTAGGTGTTTCAGTAGGGGTAACGGAAGGTGTTTGTGTAGGAGTCTCTGTCGGTGTAGGTGTTTGAGTAGGTGTCTCTGAAGATGTTGGTGTAGGTGTCCCGGTTGGTGTTTCGGTTGGTGTTTCAGTCTGCGTGGGAGTCTGCGTAGGTGTCTCTGAAGATGTAGGAGTCTGCGTAGGCGTCTCTGAAGATGTAGGAGTCTGCGTAGGTGTCTCTGTTGGTGTAGGGGTTTTTGTAGGGGTTTCTGTCGGTGTAGGTGTGCCAGGCGGAGTCTCGGTAGGTGTTTCTGTAATAGTTGGCGTAACTGTAGGTGTTTTTGTATTAGAAGGTGTTATTGATATTGTAGGTGTTATAGATGGTGTCGGTGTAATGGTAGTAAACGGTGAGTTAGTTGGTGTTAATGAAGCTGTTGGTGATCTTGTATTAGTAGGTGTAACTGTAGACGTTCTTGTATTGGTAGGTGTTATTGATATTGTAGGTGTTTTTGTTGGTGTTATCGATGTCGAGGGTGTGATCGATGGTGTCGGTGTAGGTGTGACTCCAAAAGTAGGAGTAGCTGTAGACGTTCTTGTATTGGTAGGTGTTATCGATATTGTAGGGGTTACCGATATTGTAGGTGTATTTGAAGGAGTACCTGTGGGAGTAGGTTCAGGTGTTCTAGTTACTGTTGGTGTAGGGGTAGCTGTACTAGTATTTGAAGAGGTTATTGTTGGTGTATTAGTTGGCGTTTTTGTGGGGGTAGGTACTGGTGTACTTGATGGTAATATGGGTGTAACTGGTGTTAAGCCCGCTCCTCTATTAATTCGAAATATATATTTTGATGCCATATTAATTTATAGTTATAATTGTATTTACGTTAGGAGCATTTTGAATCTCCGACTTTAATATAGATAGTAATCTTTCTTGTATGGAATATAATTTCTTAAGAGGTCTGTTAATAATATTATTAGCTACAATTTCATTTACACCAATATAATAGCTTATATCATTATCAAAAAATAAACTATCTAATTCATCTGGTAGAAGATATCTCGTACCTTTAAAAACTATATTATTTTTATTATCTCTTAGTGCAATAAATTTGCCTATTATTTGGTCTCTAAATCGCATATGATTTAATAATAACATAGCTATACTTTTGTTTATAACCCAACTTTGAATGTATTCGCCTTTTTGAAATTTAATATCATCGGGAGAGTAAACGTCAAAATCTCTTTGTGCTAATATATCAAATAAATTTAAGCTATCAAAAAAATTACCTAATTTACCTGCACTATTTGATACGGTATAACTAAAAAGTAAATTTCTATCACCATTAACTGCAGCTGCTGAATCAAAAGCAGTTATTACTTCAGAGGAGTTGTATTTGTGAAGATATAATAAGTATTTTCCAACTATTTGTTCCGGACTTGAAACAAATTTTTTGTATACATTTTTATTAGAATATATGTAAAATATATTAGTGTCGTATTTAGAGAATGATAATTTTTTAAATACTTCGTTTTCGTTTATTGAGTCTAGACTAATAACGCTTTTCTCTTGAAAAGTATAATCATTATAAATAAACAATTTATTTTTGTCTGTTAATATATATATTTTACCTGTACTATCGCATTTTATGTCTATAGGAAATGCTGATAAAAAGTCTACATAAAGTCTACTAGTTTGCTTCCAATTTAAATTAATATCATATATTTTTACACTACTATTACCTGAATCTAAAACAAATATATCGTTTTTATAAACTGTAATACTTTTAGGATTATTAAATTCTGCTTTTGAATTAAAATCACCTCTATTTCCAATAGAATTAATAAAAAATAGCTTATTCTTTTTTATAGGATCATCAGTTAAAAATCCTGTAGCATCATACTTTATTAGTCTATTAAGCCCGCTATCTAAAACAAATAAAAATGTACTGGTCTGCGCAAAAGCTGTTATGGTATTAAATGGTACGTTATAATTAGGTACAACAACATCTAAACTATATGCAGCTGTTAAATATGTTGCATAAGTATCGAAATTAATTACTTTTAATGCTGATCCGGTAGTAAGAATTGCAGAATATTGATCTAAATCAGCATTTTTAAGTAAAATCATTTCATTTGTTTTATTAAAGCCGGAAATTGATGAAACTGGTATAAACTGATTACTACTTGCGCTATTATACCATGTAAATCCGATATTATGACTTGTTACGCCAGCCATAGAAGTAGAAGAAACGGGAATTATATTAGATGCGATTATAGAAGACTTGTATAGATAGAGAAAGTTATCAAATAAATGATTAAGTTTTATATTTAACAAGTCACAAGTAATAGTGTCATTAGCTTGTATTTTTATAGAATCAAAATCGTATGGCAATTCTAAAGAAGAGTATAGATGTCTATTGTAGATTAGGCCTTGTTGTGTATATATTTCAGAAATGTTCATTAATTACTCCATATAATCTTGTTAAGTTTAGAATAAGCAGGTGCTGATTCATTAATAATAGAAAGTATTCGTTTTTCTATTTCTACCTTTAGTTCGGGATCTGTAATACTAGAATTTCTAATAACTAAATTATATAATGTAGATTTTGAACCCGGAACATCGAGCTTAAAATATCTTTCTATTTCTTCATTATAGTTTCTCCTACCACAAGCCACATCAAACCTTAAGTCATTTATTGTCATATTACGTCTTGCATGAAACATTATATCAAAATCAAATAATGCTTTACTATAGATGTATATATTTTTAAGCTTAAAATTATTTGCTAAGAAAGATGAATCTTTTAAGTAGGTAAATAGCGGTACAGAGAATGCATAGTTAGATGTACCGAACAAAAACGGTTTATATATTACATTACTAAATTTATATTTTCTGGGGGTAAAGTAATCATAGCCTATTTCGCCTTTACTACCTACACCGGTAATTTGCCCATCAATAAACAAATAAATTCTACCGTTATCGGCATCAAATCTTATACCAAAAGAATGATAACCGGGATCAAGTTGAGTAACATCAAAAGTAATTTCTGGAGCAACTGTATCATTGGAGTTTACACTATTAGTTAAAAGAGCTTTTATGCTTAATTGATTTTCACTATACTTTTCTTTAATAAATGACCTAATAAAATTACTATTAGTAAAATTATTTTTTAATGTAGTTGCTACATTTGTTGTATCTGAAAATAAAACAGCACCAGTATTAACATCTAACCTATTAAATAAAACTTTTGTATTGTCTGAATTATTAACTCTAGAAATTAATGCATATTTGTTATATTTCTTGTCGTTAAATTCTGCTTCAAAATCTATTTTATAATTTGTATAGCTATCGTCACCTAATACACCGGATAATATAAATTTTCTATCATTTGTATATTTTACAAATTTATTATTATCATACAGTATCCATATATTATTATCAAAATCTAATGAAAAGTCGTTTATAATAGTGTTAGAATAAAAAGCTGTAGTAGGAGTTGTATTAGTAGCAATGCTTTCCCACAAGACAATTCTTTTTGTATCTTTAAGGAAATATATTGAATCTTCTTTACGTTGACTCTTTAATCCTGGTGTGAAATATATACGACCTTCATAATAATTTACATTATTGAGTAAATTATCTGATATATCAGAATGTGGCGAAACAAATCTAAATGGATATTCGCCTGTATTAGTAATATCTTTTACTTGATGTGAATTTAAATTACACCATAATATTTTTCTAGTATTTGAGCTATTAATACAGTATACAAATGCATTAGTTTCATCATAATCTATGCCTAAAATATTTCCTAGACCATCAAAGCTCGTTTTTCTTGTTTCATTATATGAAAGGTTATACCTTCTTAAAGTATTATCTTTTAAAATTAAGAAGCAATCTTGTAGACCTTGATATCTTATAATAGAAGCAATATTTTCTGGTAATTTTAATGAATTTAGTTCATTAAATTTTTTATTTGTAATTTTAAGTGCACTTAAATTTGCTAAAAATGTAGTGGTTGTAATAATATTTTTATTAAAAATACCGAACCCGTCTCTATCGAAATTACCCATAATTTGATACCCCATAGGTGCTGTCCAATCCTCACTATACATATCAAATAAAAGTGTAAATTGATTTGTAGTTTGTACGCTAGATAGAGAATATGATGTAGCGTATTTTGTTCCGTCAAAAACATATTCAACTATACTGTCAGTTAATAAATCACTTGGTAGTACCTCTGGGCCGTTATAAAACTTATAGCTTAATGGCTTGGTTTGAATTAGTGTATCAGAAATAGATTTCAAAAAATTCTCAACATCGTTAGGCCCATAATGATGATATGCATAGTACGTACCTTTTTCAAATACTAGATCTGATGGTTTATCATATACATCTACATCACCTAAAATGCCTGTTGCTTCAATATCGATACAATCGAATAAAGAAATATATTTTATAGCTTTAAAATCAGATGCAGTTAGAGCTTTAAAAAACGAAATATTTTTAGGGTTGTAGTATCTATCTACCCAAATTGGTTTTGTATTGACATCTGGGCAACCTGAAAGCCATGAACATAAAAATTGACCGGTTGTTTCTTCTTTTGTGTCACCAAAATAAGAAGTGTATTTGTAATCTGCTTTTTTCTTAAAGACTTTATCAGATTTAATTGGATGATCTCCCGCTATAGCACCAGCTTCTATAAGACCGGAATCAGCAATATTAAGTTGCTCATACGGATAAAATATTTGGGGTATGTGAAAATATGTTACCTTATCTTTTTTGAGCAAAATAGAATTTGTAAAACTTTCGTAGCCTAGGGTAATATTATCATCTCCTAATAGCTGATTACTTCCGCTATAAAGACTTTTATAGTCCCTAAAAACAACATTCTTTTCATTAAAAAAAGGATTATTTCTTGATTGAAAATTTTCAGGTGTGTTAGTATTTTTTAAAGACAATACATTTACATCTAATGAATTATACTTAATATTAAAATATTCATTATTAATTAAAGTATTACCTGGAACAGTATTAAAACTTCTGCTACTATTAACATCTTGAGTGTTAATTTTAAAATCTTTATTATAGCCTATCCACGGTTCTAAAAGATGGGTATTATTTGAAGAGCTAGCACGTTTTCTAATTTTAAAAATAGAAGAAATAGAATACGGTATAGACGTGCCAGTTAAAGGATTAGCTAGCGTAAGCCTATCTGGATATTCTGCGTTATATGAAACATACATACCAACATCATTTACATTTTTAATAATAACAATAAAATCATATTTTCTATCATATACATAATAAAAAATTTGTGGTGATCTTTGTCCTATTGCATCTAACTCTATATCTTTGGTAAAACTTATAGTACCTGTATAATCTACTGTCAAATATCTAGTAACATTATCATTTTCGTGTGATATTTTGCAAAGCTTTTCATCTATTAATTCAACATCGAAAAAGTAACTATTACCTATTTTATCAAATCTACCGCTAGAACTAACATTAGCTTTATTTGTATAGTTTTCAGGTTCTTGTACAGTCCAGAATCTAGTATTAGGTGTAAAAGAAATAGCAGCATTTACTGCAAAATAAGTAGAGAACCCTTCGTCATTTAAATTTTTTAAGTTATCTACATATAAACAACTAGACAAATCAACAGATTTAGTTAGATATAAACTTGAAAAGTTATTAATCTTATTATCATTTAACTCTTTAAAGCTCTCGTTAAAAGGTAAGTATATATCCTGTTCTGCAAGAAAAAGCCTTTCATTAAATTTAACTTTATCATTATAAGAATATCTAGAAGATAATCCTACAAAGTTGTTATATGTTAAATTGTTAATTATCATACTATTATTTATTTTGCATATGTAGTATCATGAATTACATTAGCTGAATAAGAATGAAGTACCATATCCTGCTATAGCATTACTCCAAGTTCCTGATAAAGGTGTAAATGTCCAGAATCTATCATTATATACCCATGAAGCAAGTTCACCGGATTCATCATACCCAGCTCTAAAAGCGGTTAATTTAGCTGCTCCTGTTGATGAAAGAATCCAAGTATGGGAATAACCGCAAGATACATTTACGACTCTCTTACCCGATAGTGGTGAATTTCTTTCAAAGAAGTTTAATGAAAGGCCCCAGTCATTGAGATATTCAGGCAATGGGCTTCCAAATGGTGTCTGTCCAATACCGAAATTACCCCATTTCGTCATACCTGTACCTACCATCTTACCACCAGAAGATAGGCCTATGATAAAATTATATCCTACTGAATAAGAAGAAAGGTAAAGATCAGGTATACCGTTATTCCATTCTGAAGAAATTGGTGCCCAGTATTCCTGAGATGGGAATCCTAAATTTTCACCAACTTGGCCAAACGTATTATCGCCTGCTATAAATAGTCTTGATAAGGGGTTAGATGGATTGCCCGATAGTGCATAAGATGTATTGTATAAATGAGGCTGATAAATCTTGGTAAATTTAGGGTTAAGAATATCAAAACCAAGACCTTTTGGATCTTGTACACTGGTTATCTTAGTTAAAGATGGTCTATTGATATAATCATCTGTACCTAATTGACCAACTGTATTTTTACCAGTTACTAGCAGAGAATTATCAGAAGAAAGTACTAACGAGTAATTTACACCTGCAGCTATATCAATAAAGTTTCCTGGAATCTTAACCCAAGAAGTTATAGGATCTGTTAATGTTAATCCAAATTGAGCAGATAAACCGCGACCCACAGCCCATAATTCATTACCCATTAATGCTAATGTATGGTTATTACCGGTAGATACTTTAGAGTAATTATTAGATGTAGTGGGTTTAGGTACTAATGTAAAAACAGGTCTAAAGTAATTATCATTTAACCCGCTTTGATATGCTGCATTACTACCAGAGAAATAAAGACTATTAATACCCGTTGAAGGTGATGCTGATAAAGCAAAAGTATATAAGCTAGAGTAAATCACATCAGTCCAATTACCTAAGTTTTGCAAAAGTATATTAGTTCTATCCGTATTCATAAGCTCCATACCCAATTGATATTTAACATTATTTCCAGCAACAAAGAGATTTCCAGGTATGTCTATCATTGGAGGTGTTAGTGACGGTGTAGGTGTTACTGAATTAGTAGGTGTTATTGTAGGTGTTCTTGTAGGCGTTATTGTAGCTGTAGGTGTTTCTGTACGAGTAGGTGTTACTGATTGTGTAATGGATACTGTTGGGGTAGGTGATAATGCAGGAGCTCCAGATCTAGAAGGAGTTACCGGTGGAGTCCTTGTAGGTGTCACTGAAGGTGTTGTACCGGGTGTAGGTGTTAATGTATTTGCAGGTGTTAGTGTAGGTGTATTAGAAGGTGTAACTGTATTTGTAGGTGTTGCCGTTGGTGTAGGTGATGTTGAAGGTGTAATAGATTGTGTAGGTGTATATGTAGGTGCAGGTGTATGTGAGGGTGTGTTAGAAGGCGTTACAGAAATTGTAACCGTAGGTTCTGGTGTTTCTGAAATTGTATTTGTAGGTGTTGGTGTAAGCTCTGGTGTTTCTGACGGGGTAATTGAAATAGAAGGTGTAGGTGTTGGTGAAGCATTAATAGTAAGAGTAGGCGTTGGGGTATAGGTAGGAGTTGTTGTAGGTGTGACAGAAGGTGTTATAGTTTGTGTAACAGATATTGTAGGTGTAGGTGTGGGTGTGGGTATATATTTTCTATCAGGAGTTTGATTTAAAATAGCATCAGGCGCACTACTTAAAAGAAGAAAATTACTTACAAATAAATCGTCTTGATTTTTGACTTCAAATATTTCTAAACTTTTTTGTAAATTATCATCTGCTTGTGTTAATTGAGATGAGTTAATTAGATGAAAATCCTTAAATGAAAACATTGAATCAACATATAAAGATAATGTAAGCTGAAATACTGTAATTGATAAATTACCGCTTATAATACTTATTGAAGGATAATATGTTGTAGCTCTATCAAGTTCGTCTGGCCTGTAGGTATGTGATATAATCACATCTTTAGGTGTACCGGGGTCTAGTGTCGGTACTGAAGGTATGTAATTTGTAACAGATTTTTTCTCTACATTTAAGATATCGCTTCCATCTCCGAAATCATAAAGTATTTTTAGAGTAGTAAAATATGTTTCATCTATAGAAGAAGGGTTTATAATTAAAGTCGTATCGCCTTTAAAATTACCTAAATCATAAAAAGTTAATGTATTTTTAACGGGGTAACCCCAGGGGAAAAAAGCGCCACCACTAATAGCAGTAAAAGCACTCGTATCGGTAGTAAAAAACCTACAATCCGCAGTAGAAGGGTATAAAAAAGATGTACCGTAAACTGGGTCAGCAAAAAGATAGTGATTTAAAACTGTTGGCTTCTCTAGAGGTTGATAACTAGACAAAACATAGGTAACAAAATTCACATTAATATTTACTGTAACAACCTAAATATTAAATAGTTTTATTTAATTTTCGCGTCTTTCTTCTTTATTATAATGCTCAAATCTATCATGCTCAGTAGGTGTTGCTAATAAGAGCCCGCCATTGATTTCACCTTCTAATTTCTGTTGGAATATATACGACATCCATGTTTGTTCAAAGGGATGTGCCCATTTAGTTGTTAAAAACATTTTTTTATTACCATGTTTTGTAACTACTTGAGGCCAATTGCTATAGTATACTTCACCGGTAGCAAAAGCAAGGTTTTTATAAGATTGTATGCTTTCGAACCTTGTTCTAGGTGCATTAGGGTCTTGACCTATTTCAGGTAAAACACATTTATTCGGCCAAACACGCTCACGAACCTTCTGAGGAACGTTATACCACGCCCATTGTATAGAATTATCACCGAAAAATTCAGTAAAGCTTAGTTTTAAGAAATCTAAATTATGTATTCTGCATATGTCTAGCGTCTTATTATATAAATCAGTCACCTTGCGTACTAAGCCATTCTTACAAACAATATTATCGCCGTTATAAAAGAACATATCATCTTCAAAAAAGAAGTGATAATCAAACCCATTTTCATCAGCATGTTCAGCAATAAATTGTCTACCACCGCAAATTCCTAGATTATCTTTCTTAATATGTACAAAGTCATGCTCTTTACATAATGCTGCATATTCATCAAATGTTTTTTCATCTTTTGAGTTATCGAGTAAAAACTTTTTCGGCTTAGTAAGAAAATTCTTATCATAAAAATCCATAGATTTAATTAAAGTTCTAAACTGGTTTGGAGAATTATAGGTTATAACATAGAGAGCTACGTTATCTGTGTTAAGTGTATTATTAATTTGTTCCTGTGGAAGTTTATTTTTTATTTTTAAAGTGTCGTTTTTTAACCCTTCAAAAAAAGCAGATATTAACCCGTTACCTTCTATCTCAAAGTAATTTATTAAGTCAGAATGTTTATAAACTAAAATACTAAAAATAGATTCTTCAGTACCCATTAAACCGCTATCTAAAGTAGATTTTAATAGTCCATAATAAAGCGAATTGACAGGTGCTATAGATTCGGTAGGCCCGCCAAAAAATCCACCCCTACCAACTAGCTTTACTTTATCACCAGCAATTTTACATATATCAGAAAACTTAAATCCGTGAATTTCGTTTTCTGCTTCGTACGGAAAGCAAACAAAAGAAAATTTATTAAAATATTTTTTAAGCCTATTTATTGTACCGGTTTCATTAAAATATCCCCAATGAACAGTATTAGAAAGACCTGCATCAATCCAAAACATATACTCACTTTTAAATTTAGATAAAAGTCTTGCATCGTTAAGTAAGAACATTTTACTTGTTACGAGGGGATTATAAATTTCTAATCTTGCTTGTGTAGAGTCTCTCAACCACCCAGCTTGATCGAGCCATTCGGGATTTTGTCTTATTTTCTGAATGTTTTCATTAAATTCTGTATTTGTAAAGAATGAAATATCTCTTTTTACAAACTGAGTATTAATAATACTTCTTCTTTGAAAAACAAATGTCTCCAACTCATCGTCACCATATACTATTAAATTATATGGCGTTTTAAGCAACTCTTCAAAACGATTTAAATAATGTTGATAACCTCTACTCCAACCTTCTTTTAATTTATCACGTCCAATATTCCATAATCCTGTTACGAAAACTATATTTTCATCTGCTTTTTCTACTTTAGGTATTTCTATAGGCGCTTCAATAAGTGTACTCATACGTGATAGTCTGTATGTATTATATATTTCTCAGTAAATAGAAAATCTAGGCCTGAATTGTTAAGCATATATAATGCATCTTTGTACGTATTAATAAGCGGCTTACCGTTTACATTGAACGATGTATTTAGAAGTACACCGAAGTTATTTTGCTTATCAAACTCTGTTAACAAGTCATACAAATATTCATTTTGTTGACGAGTTACAGTTTGAACTCTAGCTGAGCCGTCCACATGTGTAATTGCCTTGAGTTGTTCTTTCCATTCGTCTTTTACCATTGTATAAAATCCCATGAATCTACATTCACCTTTCCAATGAAAATATTTTTCAACGTCTTCTAAACGCACAACAGGTGCAAAAGGTCTAAACCATTCACGCTTTTTAACTTTTTCGTTAAGTATATCTTTCATGTTTGTAATCGCAGGGTTACATAAAATACTTCTATTACCTAAAGCTCTAGGTCCATGTTCACTATCTCCTCTTATAACACCTACAATACTACCTCTAGATAGTAATGCTGCGGCTTTTTCAACAGTATACTCTTCTGACCACTTATTTTCTATCAATTCAAATATGCAGTTTTGGTCAAGTATAGGTAATCCCGCGTAAGTCGCATCAACTTGTTCTTCAGGTCTCTCAAAATCTAATAATTGTCCTAATGCTAACCCGCAATCACTAGAATTAGGCGCGACAAACACTTCTCTACCAAATTTTTCTTTAACTTTTGTATTACATACCACGTTTAGGCCGCAACCTCCAGATATACAAATAGGTAAATCAGGGTTTGCTTCAACAAAAGGTGTAATGTTCTCGAAAAATATCTCTTCAAACACAGCTTGTGAGGTAGCAGATATATCTAATGCGTCTTGACCATCGATTCTGTTGTTAATATCAAAAACTATGTTTATTTTTTGACCTAGCTCTTCGATAAACTCCTTATATGTAGGACCTTCTGGTTTTTTGTGGTAAAACTCTTTAAAATGTGGTATCCACTCACTTCTCACGTTACCGTAGCCGCATAACCCCATAAGTTTACCTGAGTATACTAAATTACCCTTATTCAAATCGCTTTCAAATGATATTGGTTTAAGATAATGACCGAATATCATATAAGCAAAACCTAAGTCGAGATTAATTCTTTGAATTTCTGTTACACTATCCTTACGGGTTGCTGTATAAAAATTAAAAAAACCATCACTACCACCACCATCAAAGCTTATAATTATAGCTTCTTTAAAAGGTGATTGATAAAAGGTACCTGCTGCATGCGCTCTATGATGTAAGCAGTTTATATGGTTATCTGCATTTATAAATTTTTCAAAATGATACTTATTTTCTCCATATATGACATCTGAATTAGCATATATACAATTATCGAACTTAGGAAATATTCCAAACTCTTTATTAATATACCTTAACATCTCTTCTAAAACAAATTTAGGGTGTACACAAAGCCTATATTGTACTAGGCCTAGGTTTTTCTTGTTAGTAAATCTCTCTATTTCTATAACCCTATAGCGATTATTATGCTTAAAAGCAATACCACCATTATGTGAACCGTATAAACTTATATTTTTACTCATAAAAACATCTCATAAAAACATTTAGGCTCTCTACCCTCTAAATGACAGAGAGAATTTTCATAAATCGGATTTGAAGGGTCGGGGTAGTACCAGAAATTAAACTGCTTATGTTTAAATCTGTCATAATAATCTTGAAATATACTAGTATATATTTGCTCTTCCATAGGAAGAAGACCTAATTTGAAAGCTTTATCTAATCTTTCATCAAATAAGTCACAAAACCATAATAACTGTTCTGACAACCCACCGAAAAGACCGCCAATAAAATGATATGGGTAAGATCTAGGTTTATCATATACCTCATTAAGCCAGGGGTAATGAACTAAACTGTTACTTTGTTCAAATCCTATGCAAAATATTTTATCTGAATCAATAGTAGGCTGTAATAACCTATCTACAAGCGTTTCATCGAATAAATTATAATTATACCACTGGTCGTACTGAGGGTCGCCTGTATTATTTCTACGAAATCTTTGAGGAAAAAGTCCATGATGCGAAAGACCTGCATCTATCCAATAAAAATATTTTGAATTGTATGGATTAGTCTTAATAATAGTTCTTAACCAATCAGTTTTTGAGTACATAATTTCATAGCAGCGGCTAGAGACTAAATGAAAGTTAGATTTTACAGATTTCAAATAATTATAATATTTTGAATCTTTTAATTCTTGAATTATTAATTGCCAATTTTTATTATCGGAGGCTCCTAAAAACTGGGAAATTCTGCTAGAGTATTCTTGACCAGTAAATAAACAAAGATTAACACCTGTGTTTAAAATGTTTCTAGTAGAGTAAGGGTAATGGAGATCGCGAGAAATTCTACCGTTGAATTCTGTATCGTTAAGGTTGTAGTAAAGACCCGTTACAAACGTGGTATCCATTTACTACTATTTATTATTCAGCATTCAAAATCCCAGTAATTGGATCGGCCCATCCTTTACTAACACTATGCGGCCATACAATCCAACTATGAGGTGGTTCTTCGCAATTAAATTCGCGCCAAACTTTGCAATATTTATCTGGATCTTGAAACATCCTGTCAATTTCAGCGCGATCTGCATCTCGTCTATGCACATCTTTACCTTCTTTATCTTTAAACGCAACGCACCAGAAGTCGTAATCTTTTTCTGGTACCCTATCATACCCCACGTCAATACAATGCTTAAATATTCTTAAGAATGACTTTTCATATTCATCCTTAGTCATATTATCATTAGGGTTAGGTGCTAACTTATTATCTAAAGTCCAGCGCTGAACAGCGCGTCTCTTAAAATGAAGACCAGAATACTTTTCGTAGTCAGCAACTGTTCTCTTTTTACCAAAACCGTACTTACCAAACTTAATCTTTTCAGTATTTTCTTCCATACCAAATAATGTACGATTACGTTTATGCGATGCTTTATTTAGCTCATACCACGCCTTAACATCATCCCAATGTTTAGAGCGACCACGGCGGGTATACTCATGCCAAGCTACTACCATATGAGGGTGGAATAAATCGTAGCCGTGGGTAAACGACCTCACTGCTAAATTAATCTCTTCACCATGGAAGTAATAGTATGGGTCATAAGGCACTTCTTTTATCCATTTTCCGAGAGTAAAAATAAAATGAGCAGAAACAAATCTAGAAGGAATAGGTTCTACTCTTTCTTTAAAGTCGTCAATCGAAGCAGGTAAGAAGAATACCGCACCTTCTGGAATAAATCTATCAAAATTCATCTTCCAGGGTATTTGAATACGCTCTGCAGGATCATTATCGGGATTAAAGCTTGAAATATAGCCGGTTAACAATGGCTTATCATGACCCTTTTTCTGTAACTGCTTAATCATATTAATACAAGCTGCATCCCAATGCTTAATAAATCTATGATGACTATCTATTTGTAGATGATATTTTTCACCATCATATTTGTCTTGTATAAGGCTTCTAGCCCAACAAGTACCTTTACTTTCTTTACATGGTATATCAATAACTCTAAATCTTTTATCTTTAGCAAATTCTTCTAACGATTCTTTTTCATCTCTTTGCCAACAAATACCAAATACAAGATTTTGAGGGTTTTTGGCATTTGCAATACAATCTCTAATTGTCGGTAAGAGTTGAGGGTCTCTATATGAAGCAATAGAAATAAAGATTTTATCTGATGTTGCTTTTGGTTCTTTAACGGTTTTAGAAGACTTAACAGAGTTTTTGCTTTTCACAAGATTATTTTATTTGTGAGGTATAAAAAATCAATAGTATACTGTTAAAGTAGCGTTATAAAGAGTACCAGAATCGTCACCTATAAAGTCTTGTATATACAACTTCCATATACCGTTAGCGCTACCGCTTGTTAGACCATTAAATGCGTTTAGTGTTGTATTATATGGGCCTGATGGGCAGCCACCAGTATTATCAAAAGGTAAATTATTATCCGTGTTGTTAGGTCTATAAATACCTGAAGTAAACCCGTCCCATGCTGCATTAGCCTGTTGATCTAATAGCACAGTGGTATTAACAGCGTCATTGTTACCACCGATGCGACCAGCAATTATTACTGCTGTATTATCAGGAGCAACTAAAAGCATACCAATGTCACCTGGGTATGAATGATTATAGTTATTAAGAGATATAGTAACCTTTTTAATGGGCGATGTGATAGATGCGATGTTAAAAGTCACTGGGTAGGGAGTAGCTATTGTAGCGTCATTTAAAACTATATTTGTTTGGTTAGACGGTACTGCATAATTTGCGTACGGTGTTACAGTAGGTGTAAGCGTGGGTGTTCTTGTAGGTGTACCTGTGGGTGTATTTGAAGGTGTAACGGAATTTGTAGGTGTGTTTGTAGCAGTTCGAGTATTAGTAGGCGTTTCAGTAATAGTAGGCGTTACAGTTGGTGTAATTGTACTCGTAGGTGTACTAGTAGGTGTAGTTGGTGGAGTTTTTGTTGGTGTTCTAGTTACTGTAGGTGTACGTGAAGGTGTTACAGAGTTAGTTGGTGTAGTTGTATTTGTAGGTGTACGTGAAGGTGTGACCGTATTTGTAGGGGTACGCGAAGGGGTAACTGTATTAGTTGGTGTGATGGATGGTGTGGTTGTATATGTAGGTGTGTTAGAAGCTGTGGGTGTCTGTGTAGGAGTATTAGAAGGTGTTCTCGTATTTGTAGGTGTAAGCGATATTGTAGGTGTGTTAGAAGCTGTAGGTGTATTAGTAGGTGTATTGGAAGGTGTTGGTGACCACGAGGGTGTTTCTGTAGGCGTAATAGAGTATGTAGGTGTATATGAAGGGGTGATAGATGGTGTAGGTGTAAAGGTTGGCGATAAAGTGTTAGTCGGTGTAATAGATGCTGTTGGTGTTGGCGTTGTAAAATACGCATTTACATTTACATTTTTTATTAATAATGTACTGTCAAAGCCAGACAATGTACCGTTAATGGCAACCCCCGACGACCAACCAAATACGGGATATAGGGTATTGTTTAGCGTATAGGGCAGTTTATAATCTAAAATTGTTTGGAATTTATCTGTTATTTTATGATCTAAAATTATTCTTTTACCTAATTCAGTTACTCTGAGTCTAAAAGTTCTAAACGGAATGTTTGGTAGTGTACCGTTCTTTTTAAAATAATCTGCTGGCGGTGTACCTGTTAATGGTATAAAGAGATTGAACGGTTCTACTAGTGCTGCAGAATCTGATAGTCTTTCAGTTCTATAAAGAAAATCATAATAATAATTATACAGCCCCGATCTTACAGTAATTGAATTTGCAAGTGGAGTAGAGCTACCGTTTATGAAGGTGGTGAGAGAGCTTGTACCGAAATATCCTGTTGAATCGAACCCTATTGTAAGTAATGAATTTTGTATACCTGGATAAAATCTTTGTGCTCCGCCAGATAGCGCATCTATACTAACAGCACCTAATGCAGGTCCAGGACCGCCGCCAGTAAATTCATCGTTAGCATTTACTAGAGAAAGTGAAAAGCCGTGTGCAGCAGATAACGCATAACCAAAATAAGCATATTCAAACGTTACGTAAAAATCTTTTGAAGAAACTATAACATCTTCAAAGCGTAGTATTGAGCATTTATCGTATTGAGTTAAGCTATACATATTAACCGTTTAAAATAGATTTTAAAACATAGACACCTTTGTTAGTATCTATATATCCCGGGGTATCTATTGAATTACCAGGACCAGCAATTACATTTACAATAAATCTTGAAGAAAGATCAGAAACAAAGTTAGAAAAATTAATACTGTCAACATCTGGTGTTAGTTTGTACATATTATTAGTAATATTAGTTATAACACCGTTAACAAATTTAAAGTATACTTTAAACAAATAAAATACTTCAGAAATATCTTTGCCAATATAAGACATACAATACAATTCTGTTTCATTATCATAATTTAACACTGGCTTCTCAACACTAACAATATTAATATTTACGTTATTATATAATAATGAATAATCTTGAAGAGTTTCGAACGTAAGTATTCTTTCGTTAGGATATAGCTTTGTTACCTGTAAATTATTAATATTAATGGTAAAGATTTCCGGATAAATTATTTTATAGTTTGTCGCGCTTAAGTCATAAAACAAATTAGTCTTACAAACAACTAAAATGTTTTCTTTTTCATTAAACCATACAGTAGATGTATTTTCAAAGCCTTTACAATCTCCTTTATAAAAATAAGCGTCATTAATTACTGCACTTTTTACTGTATTTGTTTCATAATCAAAACTTATTTTAGTTAATACTAGATAGTTTTCAGTCTCAAATTGTAGTATATCATAAATTACGTCAAAGTTTATAATTTTATTGTTAAGTTCAAATTCTATATCATCTGTATATCTTGTAAAGATAGAACTTAAAGCAGTTGAAAGAGGATATATTAATGAAGAATTTGAGTTTCTATAGTATAAATGACCAGGTATTTTGTTTCTAGAATCGTAAATAGTCTTTTTAGATTTCAGCCCCGAAACTGAAAGGTATTTTGTTTCCTTATTAGATATTTTGAAATTAGCAAAATTACTTTTTTCATTATATCTTGGATTGAAATCAACTTCATCACCACAAGCCGCTGCACCATTGTAAAGAAATCTTCCACCATCTTTAACCTGATACGCAGTATAGGGCGGTACAAAACTAAATACAGCAGGCGCAATTATTGTGGGTTTCCAATTATTACCATAAGGTGAAGCGCCACCGTCGATAACGTATTCGTAGTACACTACCGTATTATCTGTAAATAATGGACTGTCAGAAGGAAAATCTTGTAAAAATACAGATGAAGAAGCCATAAATCTAGTACCGTCGTAAAAAGAACAATCGAATTTCAATTCTACAAAACTAGGGCAAAAACTTTCTGGCTGTAATCTGTATGAAACTATAGGTGTGGTGTAGCCTGATAGTAAGAATTCTGGTGCTCCGTTGTCGTATGTATTAAAATACGGGTCATAATAACCTGATCCCGGTGGTATATTCATACTTGTCTTGGTAGTGACACCGGAATAGCCTTTTGCTACGTCTACTTGATTGTAATTAAAATTATAGCCTGAAACTAAATCATAAAATGTGTGCCCGTCTATTAATAGGCAAATAAAATAATCTTTTATAACAGGGGTAGTAGTATCTTTTTGCGGAAAAACATCTTTATATAAAACATACTCATTGCCATATATATCAGTTTTATATTGTACAGCTGTATAGTTGATAGAGAGTAATTTTTCTATTCTATTTTCTATAGGTAAAGTATTTTGAGGAATAACTGGAAAAACATCTCCATTAGCCCAGTTATTCTTTAAATCCGATTTAAAAAATTCTTGCGGATCTGTATATCTTGTTACACCTTGAATAGAAGTGTCGAGTGACTGTTCTCTTGATTGATAGCCTCTAAATGTTTGGAAATAATTACTTGTAATAGAGTCACCAAATCTATATTGATTCGAAAAATCAGTTTTGTTTTTAAGAGCCCACTCAGTAAAAGTAAATGGAGAGGTAAATTCTTCTTCAGTTAGACCGGAAATATTGCCATACTTACTAGGATCTGGAAATATATACACAGTATTTGCACTAAGAGAGTTAACTTTAAAAGTAAGACCGAAATTTGTAGCAGTTGTAAGACCTAGCTTATCTGGCTTAAAAAATAATCCTATTTGCTTTGCCGTTTTGATGTAATTTGAGCTAGGTACTGCAGCTACAGAAGGGTATCTTTTATTTAAATAATTTGCAAATTCATTATCCGCTACAAATAAACTGCCAGAAATATAGTTATTAGACGTCGTACCAGTAGACAAATAATAAAAATCAGTCCCGATATATTTTTGTATTTGTAATTTTTGTATATTGAGGTTTAAATTATTTTCTTGTTCGTTATTAATAGTGTTTATAAAATCACTATCTTTTAAGTAATTTAATTGTGAAGAAGATAATTTAGGCGTTATAGTAAAATTGTTATCACCTAATTCAATAAGATAAAAAGGATAAGAAGATATAGCCTGTACTATAGCTGTACTAAAATCTAAAAATAAATTAGGTTTTATATCATATTGGTTAAGAGGGTAGTAAGTATTTCTAAAATCATCTATAGGCTCGTAAGCTGACTGTGGTAAAGTTGTACTGACATCTAGATAATTTGAAAATTCATCAAACAAATCTTCTATATCAATTACTAAATTATTTCTTATTGAAGAGAGGCTTAAATTTAATGACCTGGTTAAGCTTGTTAAATCTTCCGCTTCTAATGACTTAGATATTTCATTATAAACTAATTTTTCGATACCATAGTTTGATCCTTTTAAATTAAATCTTATTGTAGCTGATTTAACATCATCTCTTAAAGTTGTAAAATAAAGACATATATCTTTAAGTTTTTTTGCAAAAAATGGTACTGCAATAGCTAGGTCACTACTATTGTTAAGATCTATATTTTTTAAAAATCTTTTTTCTTCTGAAGATGAATAAGAGAGTATAACTTCGCTTATTAAAGAAGTATACAATAGTCTAGATGTTTCAATTCTATCCTCTTTTGAATAGTTCTTTATTTCATACCAATTATTAAGATAAGATTGATATCTCAATAAAAAATCATAGTAATTTGTAAATAAGTTATTATTATATTTTACCCACTCTTGAAATGTTAATGGAGCGGTACGGTCAACAGGGTTAGATGGCGGATCGTATGCGGTAATGGATACAGACAGCCGTTCGTCTATAAATTTACCTGAATTTGACATGTAAGTATTTAATTGTTATATACGATGTTACTACCACTTAGGAATAATCGTAACCCCTTGGTAAGCTCGTAGCTCATTACATTTTGCATAATACCATTATCTTTCGACCAATCTGTAAATGAACTATTTGTATTGCTAAGCGTGGTCAAAGGGTTATTCCAGTCTATAATATTATTATAAAACTTATCATTATACTTTGCTATGTAATTATAGAATGCATAATAATCTGATATTCTTATACCTGATAGGCTATTAGGTGCTATTAGACCCCAACCCCAGTCATAATTAAATGTAGATAAAGGTAATACAGAACCGTAAGGCCATACTGTATTGTTAATATTAATTAAATTTGTATTGACTAAGAAATATTTGTTAGAAAATTTTTCATAAGCTACAACTGGTACCCCGGAAGATATAGAGCTTGTTAGAGTAGAAAGCTCTGTACCTAGATTAATTGCATAGTTTTTATTGTATATGGCACCGAAATTATTAAAATCTGAATCGTATTTATTTTGATCTCCCCAAAGCAGTTTATGTTTAATAGATAATAAATTCATAAGTCTCATAAGCTGGGGAGGAAATGGATAATTATATTGTTCAAACTGTATTGACAGTTCATTACAAAATGATATAAGTTGGTCTAAATTAGCTTTATCAATATCAGCATTATTACTAACAAAATTAGCAATTTTTTCATAAAATGTTTTACCTAATTCGTAAGGTTGTGAAGATATTCCACCTACAATTGTACCCAGAAAATCCTCAAATAGTATAGGCTTTTCTTGTAAGTGTTCGGACAATGCTAAAGAAGAGTAGAATTCTTCTGTATCAAAATCTTCGTTTATTTTTTGTATATTATAAGAACCGCTGGTAGGATAGAGATCAAAAAAAGCAGATTGCCCAGAAATATATCTTGTCTCTGTTAGATTATTATTACTTGCATATTTGTTTATCCATCTGCTACCAAGCCAATCTCCATACGCTTGAAATTCTCTTGCTTCAAAAGCTGATACTGCTCCTGGAGGTTCATTCGTAGGGAACTCTAGAGGTGTATAAGCTAAAACATCTGCTCCAGTTGGTGGTGGTAAATAGCTATCTATATAATACATTTTATTATCATAGTTATGAATAACCCAGACCTTGGAACATGTATCTATAGCAATACCTCCAATACTACCTATATAGCTTGTTATATTAGATAGTACACCTGAACCTGCTATATAATTTGTTTTTTGATTTGTAATAGCATCAACCTTAGTAAGCGTATCTTTATTTTCTATAATCCAAGCATTTTGTGCTCCATCGACTGATAGATTGCCTATCAATTTAAATCCTGTAAGAGGAAATCCTGCCATTAAATTTCCGCTATTATCAAATTTATAAAGATAATCATTTCTAGCAGTTAAAGATTTAATTGGTGATCTTACAGGTACTACTTGGCCGTTTGCAGATAATTGTACGTTATCACTAAGATTATAAGCCGTTACCCACGCGTAGTTGTTTCTATCAATACAGACTTCTACTGGCGAGATAAGGTTTTGAAAAGGTATAGATAACAAAAACCTACCATTGGTATCATATTTTACTAAAAAGCTGTAGTCAGGGTGTGTATATGTAACCCATAAATTATTATTTAAATCTGTATCTAAACTAGATGGTAGAAGCAAATATTCTCCAGCAAAACCAGAAAGCTCTGGTATATTATATGCTGAAGATGCATTGTACAATGCTGATACGGTAGGCAAATAAGCAGTCGCTTTAACAAACCCATCTATACCATCAATCTTAATAGCACTCATTGAATCAAAAAGTGCTATCCATAAATCGTTATTACCGTCTAGTGCTAGTGAACCAGGTGCAGCGCTAGTTAGTTCAGATGATCTGAGATCTAAATTTTGTATACTGTTGTTAGGAAATTTTACTGGATAGGAGCTAAAACTAAAAGAAGATAAAAGTTTTCCAGTTATATCAAATTTAATTAGCGAATCATTTGAACCATCAGCAAACCACGTGCAATACGAATTGTTTAAATTACTCCCTGAAGGTGCTACCTGTATTGCATAAACATTTCTATTTAAATATGCATTAAAGTAAAAATTAGAAGATGATAATGTCTTTTCAAGTGTACCAGTGCAAAAAGAATATATAGATTGATTAAAGAATCTCATTAAGCTATTGTATTGCGGTGCAGCTATCCACCCCACTAATGCATCGCTAGGATAATATAAAGGATCTTTAACATACATGTTTGCAGTAAGGGTACAATTATAAGCAGGCGTAGGTGATATAAAATATCCTTTATAAAAAGAGCCTAAATCTTGAGGTATATCGGGGGTAAAGTCTTCGTAAAATTTTATACCAGTAAGAGGTGTAATTCTCCCTGTAGTGGGGTCTTGTTCAATTACGCCTAACTTTACATTAAAAGGTACCGGTGGCGGGTCGGTTAATATAGTTATTTCGCCAAAATCTAAAGATAGATTCCAATAAGTTCCTCCTAAAGGCGCTAATACAGAGATTGAAAAATAATTTGTTTCGCCTGCAGGTTTAATAAATTGAAAAGATCCTAAACCAGGTCCTACTACAGGATCATAGCCCATAGCGATTAATTCATCAGAATAAGTAGTATCACCTCGAAATCCAGTATCGTAAAGTATAACCCCCTCGTAGCTTGCAATAAACCTATCTGGTATGCTTAATGCATCAAAATTACATGAAACAGGTAAAGCAACTGTAGAATTGGGTATAGGAAATCTTAATTCTTCAATAGTTTGACCTCCTGAAAAAGCTGTAAGAGACTGATATTTTACTGTACCCGGTTTTTGATTAAAACTTGATAAAGGTGGGTATGTTTTAGTAGTAAAATTAAAAACATCTTTCATTCTTATTACAAAAGGAATTTTAGTGTTTTGCCAGCTAATTTTTGGTAAATTAAAATTTGTAGCAGATAAAGTACCTTCACCGTCAATACCTGTGGTTGTGATAGATAATTTTGATGCTGAATTATGTCTTACTTTTAATAGAGGCATTACAGCTGGTTTTAAGTTTTGAAATCCATAGGGTGGGTAATTAACATACTCAAATGTATTGTTATATTGTGTATATTCGTCTCCGAACTTTGCGTTATCAAAAGCAGCAAATATAAAAATAGGGTCGTCACAAGATTCGTAGTTTTTAGCTTTATCGTCTGAATAATATACTTCTGCATAACCGGTTGTACCAGCAAAAACACTACCTTCATCATTCTTACCGCAAACTTCTATTTTATTATTGATTACTCTTGCATAAATTTCAGTAATTGTAGTTGTAGTTGAATCTACAGGAGTGTATGAAAAACTATCACCGCTTTGCTCTATAACGTAAAATCTACTTAATGCTCTTAAGTGGGACCATTTATCTTTTTCTTGTATATTAATATCGTTATATTCACCTTTTGCACCAGAAGCATAAAGAGTTATTGTATAACCTGATGCACTTAATGCGGGGTAACTCTGCCAACTATTTCTTCTTAAAATAACAAAGGGTGTTGATATTCTACCAGCAGGGACGTCGATAATAAATTGATCCGGGTCTTTAAACATCAAGTAATCATTAACAAAATTGTAAACTAATACCTCTGGTGTATAAGAGCTATCAAAAGAATTGCCGCCATTATCAAATACTGATAATTTTACTTTATACTTACCAGGCCATTGATACCAATGTGTAGGGTTTAAATCGGAAGATATATTACCGTCACCAAAATCCCACCTAACTAATTTTGTTGATAAATTTAAATTTGCAAATTGTTCATAAGATTTTAAATCTGGTATAAATTTTAAAGGTGTATTAGGTAAAGAAAAGGTAGATAAGCAGCTATTACCAGTAAAATCTCTTACATCAAAGAAAATGTAGGCGTAGTTAACGGTTTGCGCCATTTTAATACTCCGTCTGTAAAGATTGTATTGAAGGTGTAATTATTGTAATTTTATTTTTAAAATCTAATATGTTGTTTAAGAAAGGAAATTTAAAGTAGGGTAATTTTATGTCTTGAGTTGTTAATTGTATATCGACTAGCGGATACACTGGATTATATATAATCAGACTTATGCCAGGTGTTGTAATTGTGGTGCCGCTCTCTGTTCTTACTGTATTAATACCCTGTACACCTTCTAAAGCTAGTATTTGATTAGTTATATCTGTCAAACTTACAGTTAAACCGAGGTTATCTTTTACAGTAGAAAAATAATCTGCAAATATCTGTGCAACTTGTTGCTTTAATGCTTCGGGATTTCTTTTCGAAGTGATATCTCTTGTTATAGCTAAGTATGTGTTATCAGAAATAGAGGGAGAAAGCACTTCATTGCTAAATCTAGTACCTATATCAACAGCTACATAAACAGGGTCATTAATTACTATTTCGGCTGTTGTTAGTTTGACTTGCTGTAAATCATTAATTATAAGCTGTTTGAGTGCTGTGTTTAGATAATTTGCTCTCGTAGTAAGTGAAGTTAGCTTTTCTAATTTCGGTACTGCATATATATAGACATTATTAAAATCACACGAATCAGCAAACTTTACCTGGTTAAACAATACTCTACTTTCATAATTTGGCTTTGAAATACCTAAGTCAAAAAAGTATTTTAAGTGCCCTGAAATGTAATCCCAATTATTTACTACCCTCACAGAAGATACTATGTTACTATAATTTTTAATTAAATAGTTAACAAAATCATTTGCAGTAATAAGTCTATATTGGCTTCTAAATGTATTAATGGCATTTGTTTTAACGCTACTAGCATTTTCAATGCTTACATAGGGGGTTGAATTGTCTATATTACTAAATTGTAAGCTTTCTGTTTGAGTAGGTAATAATTTATTTAAATTAGAAGGAAACGTATCAGTTAAAATTTTTGAAAACCTATCTGTAGAGTAAAAAAATAGTTTATTACCATCTAGTAACCCGGGTCCTATCTCTCCTTGTTTAGCGTCAGTTCTTAAATAATATACTGCAACTTCATCACCTGCATTAAGTTGTTTACCTGTAATATTATTTCCAAATTTTATTTCATACCTTTCATTTTCATTCATTCTAATTTCATAATTCAATGAATTAGATCTCTCTAAGAATAATGATTGTGTTGGGCTCCATTTTCTCCATTTAGGATTAGTAGCTGTATTATCTTTTACATATATATCTATATTAAAATGGTCTACTGGAATATTATTTCCTTGAGAATCTACTAAAGTTAAAGTAAATGTCTCAAATGGTTCACCTAATGCAGTATAGGTAGGATATTCTTTATAAGAGCCTTGAAAAAGTAAATTGTTTTCTTGAAAATCTGTTAATTCTTCTTCTGAATCGTTTGTTTTTGCAAAAGTTATATCTGAATTAAAAGTAAAGTTAGCTCCATTTACTGTAAAAAATGAATATCTAGGAATTGTATAGATGCCTTGAGGTAATGAGCTTGTAGCTTTAGCTAAAAACGATAATACAGATGTTTGATTCCCTATAGGATTATAATTAATTAGCTTTACAATTTTATTAATATTTTCAAAAAGTTCGGCGGTTGTAAATGTACTTTCAGAACTAGTTCTATTTAAATAGAACATAAGCACATTGTAGGAATATGCAATTATATCTATAAGGGAAGAAATATTACTGCCTTCAAAATTTTGATCTGTAAAAACATTGTTAGTATTGAGACGAGAAACTATAAGATTTTTTAAGCTAGTAGCATCAAAAGCGACATACCCGTCTGTTGGTATATTATAATTATTGAAGTTAGTAGCCATAGTTAGTTGTTAAAGAAGAATCCGGAATTACTTAATGTTCCTACTAGTTCGAAACTACTATTATCTACACCTATCATTGTCAAAATAAGCTGTATAATATACTGTTGGCCAGCCTCATCTACTTGAACATTAACCTTTTTAATAGCTGCTCTTGGTTCATAGGTTGTAATACCGGCTAGTATTTCATTACCAATAGACATAGCTATTGATTCACTAACTGTATAAAACAAGTAACGAGGTAAATTTAAACCAAAAGCAGGGTTTAATATCTTTTGACCCGGTATTGTCGTGAATAAATTAAAAATAGAGTTCCTTATTGCTGCATAATCATAGTCAATCTTTAAATCCTTGATTTCCTTACGTTTAAGAAATTCATTGTTTTGTGTATAATTAAGCTCTAAATCAAGCTTTAAATCCGTATAAGTGAAGCTGCTAGATGTTTTAGCTGGCTGAGCTAAAGTCTTGATATTTATATTGGCCACATATTTATTTATACCCAGTTTATTTGTTTAAAACCAGTTTTTATCATGTAAAAAAGGATAAATAATTTAAATGAACAAAAAGTTTGTAAAGCTATATGAATCCGCGCTGCAGCGTTATACAAATGGTGGTTTTCTTGCAGGCGATGTTGTTGTTTTCAAGGAAGGTGCTTTTAATGACCCGTGGTTTAAAGAACTAGGTGAAAATACAAAGCAAAAATTAAAAAATATGGCTGATAGTGGGTTAAATTTAAGAGTTTCAGCTATTAAAAATCGTTTTCCAGGTGTAGGTGGAGCTGGTAATACAGATTACATCGGAACTGAGGTTAATGTAGATATTACTTCAGAAATCGCACCTGGTAGATATATGGATTTCGCAACAGTACCTGCAAGGTTATTAGAACCTAAAAGCACATACCCTAACTTACCTGATGTACCTGAAGTTTTTAAGAAAGGCGATCCAGCAAAAAGAGTTAACATAAAGCCAAAAAAAGTAAAAGATGAAGCTGAAGAAGTGCCTTTCCTTAGACCCGGTGATACCAGGAGATCAGATCTTGGTAATGGTAAGATGTCCAATGGTGATAGAGAACTTTTAAATAAAAATATAAAGATTCCTTCTTCTCCTGCTAAAGGTGTTAACGACCCTGCATCTTATACAGCTAACTATCTGCCTTAAGTTTGACTTAAGTTAATTAAACAACTATAACAATTAATTTCTTGATCTACTACAAAACTACTTCTATATAAATGCTCTGCTATAGTAATTAACATATATTTTTTAATTTTAATATCAGTCTCTATCTTATCGATATAATTGAATAGTCCTTTGAGCAGGTTAACGTAATCGTTATTAAAAGACCCTTCATTTTCAATTAAAGCTTTTCTTAAATTTAAAATATTTTTGTTTTTTATCTCTGTATATATTAGTTCTAATACTTCATTATTAGTTTGATCTGGTAGAATCAATTTACCGGTACTAGAAAACTTTTGTAATTCGTTTATTGTTTTACGAAGATCAGGAAATAATGATTTTATAAATTGAATAAGAGGTGCCTTTAGTTCATCTGTAAGGTCTATACTTTCTTTCTTGAGAATATTAGCGCATCTCTTAACAACTAACCCTAACAATTCGGTAGAAGGTGTTAAATCAATACTTTGACATCTACTTTGTAAAGCTGTTATAATTCTATAACGATAATTCGCAGTAAGAATAAATCTAGTAATCATAGCAAACTCTTCCATAGTATTACGAAGAGCTCTTTGTGCATCTATAGACAGGCCGTCTGTTTCATCTAGAATAATCACCTTTATACTACCATCGAAGCTTTTTGTTTGCGCAAATGAGACGACTTTATTACGAATAGTGTCAATACCATTTTCATCACTTGCGTTTATATATAGATATTGACAATTTAATATATCGTTAACAATAATTTTAGCTAATGTTGTTTTACCTAGTCCAGGACTGCCTGTAAATAATAAATTAGGTATCTCTTTTTTAGTTTTAAACGATTCAATAATTTTTTTATTACTATCACTAATAATAAAATCATTTAAAGCTTTAGGTCTATATTTTTCGACCCATAAATTATCAAAATTGTAGCTCATTTGCCGGAAGACCCAAAGCCTTTTTCACCTCTAGAAGATTCTTCTACTTCACCCCACTCAACAGGCATTGACAAAGTAAAGTATATAGCAAACTGTGCTATTCTATCACCTGTTTTGACTTGATAGTCGGTATCTGTTAAGTTGTATAGCTTAACACCTGCATCGCCTCGATAACCGCAATCAATAATACCCGGGTGAGCCATAATACCGCTCTTAAACCCTAATCCACTACGCGATTCAACCTTTACCCAATAGCCTTCAGGAATTGACGCGAATTTTAACCCCACTTCTACAACAGCACTGCCTTTAGCAGGTATAATCTTATCTTCTATTGAATAAACATCATATCCTGTATCAGAATCATGGTTTTTAGTAGGTAATTTAGCTAATTCATGTGTCTTTTTAAACTTTAACACAGGTACAAATGCTAAATTAGGGTCGGCTTGAGTGTTATTACTATACATTCTTTTATTATAATATAAGTTTATAAAAATCAATAGTAGATAAATATTATTATGAGCGAAGAGCTTAATGAAATGGTAGGAGATTTACTTACCCAGCTAAATGATGCAAACGAAAAGGCTAAAAAAGCAGAGAAAGAGCAAAATATACTTACTAAAGAAACAATGGAAAAATTTGTTATTGAAAAAGCTGGTAAATTAGTCGAAGAGAGTTTAGGGGTGGTTACTAATGTAAAAGATTACATATCTTCAGCTCCAGAAGCTAAAGATGTAGGTTCTCTTGCGGATCTTATTGCTGCAACATCAACTGCAATTGAAACTCTCAATAAAATTATAGTGACTGACAAAAAGAATGAAACGTTTATGAAAGCTAAAGAGATGGATATTGCAGCTAGAAAAGAAATTAAACAAGCTGATAGTCAGACCAAATTACTAGCTACTAGAGAGCAAGTTTTTAAGATGTTAATTGATAGTGCTAATAAGAGCGCAAAAATAATTGACGCAGAAGTTATAGATTAGTAGTCCTTTTTGTTTTTACATTCAAATAACTTACTGTAAAACGATTTCCATATTTTTTCAGGATCTAAGCTTTCAACCAATTGCTTCATGGCTTGTGTATAATCATCTAACTTGGGTAAGGTAACTTTGGGAATAAGACCTAGTAATATATTAGCTAATTGTTTGGCGTTAGCTGTTATATCACCGCTAGTTAAATTCTTTAAATCACCTTGATTAATATCTGGTAGTTTAAAATTACAGTATATATCCTTTAGAGATTCTATATTTGTTAGTATTGCCTGTGGGTCGGTCGAATTAAAGTTAGATGCGTTAGAAGCTAATGCAGAAATTTCGGGTATGTTACTGGAAGAATTATTTTTTGGCTGTTCTTTAACGACTTCTTTATTATTTACAGTAGATGTTAGAGGGCTCTTAGTATTTTTATTAGAAGTAGAAGAAGGCATACCTAAACGCTGTACTTGAAGATTTAAATTATTAATTTCTTTGTTAGGTTGCTTTATTTCTTCTGCTGCAGCTTTTTCTCTTTCTTTTGCTATTATATCATCTGAAGCAGGAATAAAGTTATCTGGTTTTTTATCTTTATTTAAAAATTTATTATTAACAGATGTTGTAGAAGCTGTTGCTTGGCGGCGGCTACTCACAACTCCAATAGTGTCTTTTATCGTTTTATCGCTTAATGACCCCTTAGCCTGTTTTTGTAATACATCAAGAGTAAAATCTATATTTTCTATACGCGATTTAAATGTAATGTCAGTCATTTTTTGTAGATTATTAATTGTGTTTCTACTATTATAGCCTGTCTTATCATTTATATTACTAAAATAGGTTATAAAAGTTAAAGTGTTACTAAAAATACTGTATATTTTATTAACCAAGTTAGGTAAATATTCATAAAAGTCCGAATAAAATTTTAAATCGGTAATTAAATTAGCTCCATGTGATGTAGTAGTATTTGCATTTAGGTTGCTTAGCGAATATTGTCCAGATTGAACCTTTTGAATGTTTATTAAATTATTTTTTTGTAATATTGATGTTAAGTTATTAAGTTTGTTGTGCAGATTAAGAGTAGCTGGGCTAAGCTTATTGATTACAGTTACTGGTAATTGTGAGGGAGGATTGTTTTTATTAGACATATCAGTTAAAGGTGATACATTATCTGTATATTTTGCAGCAAAATTAGCAATTAAACCTATACTGTCACTAATATCTTTAAAAAATACATCTTCTTTTGTAGAAAAAACAGTTTGAACATCTAAAAATGTGTTTTGAAATTTTTTAAACCAGTAAAAAATGAAATCGTTATTTAAATTTGAACATTGAGAATCGTTAAGATTAGTAAAAAACTCTTTTAAACTTGTAATTGGATCGTTAGATCTTAATGCTTTTTGAAAATTTAATGCTAATGTCATTTGAGATTGAAAGTTACTACTATCTGATGACTCTATACTGCCTATACTAGTTAAATAATCGGTATATTTTTTAACAAAATCTAAAGAATTAGCTATTAAGTTATCTACTAGCTCGGGATATAGTGTTTTTGTAGTTGTTTTTAACATTAGAATGCATCCTTATTTAAAATTATATCTGAGTAGTTATATGTTTTAATACATCTTATCTCGTTTTCATAGCTATCTCCTGAAAAAATATGTTTAACCTCTAAAATAAAATATATACCTAATATTTTATCATCAAAATCAGATGTTTGAAAATTACCGTCTCTATCTAGGCCTATAAATTTACCTGCTTCTCTATGTGTAGAACCGGGAACTCTAAATAAAACTGAATTATTATGGAATAATAAATTGCGAATACATAAATTTCTACCAAAGGCTAGCCTTTGATTAGGGTCATTCATTACTGTAAAAAAGTTTCTATTATTTTTAACTTGATCTCTGTAATTGCCAGGGAAAAAATTAGCAAAAGCAGAGTTTACGCCAGGCCTATTAAATGGTTCAACATAATTTGTAGAATAAACACTCATAGTACTTGTAATAGTATTTCTATCTTCATCAACACCGAAAGACTTACTTTCATGCTCATAGCTATGTACTATATTGTTAGTAATACTCTGCTGTGTATATTGACCTGCCATAAAATCGGCAGAAAAATTATTTATTGTGCCTATTTTTTGAAAAAATAATGCGTTAGGTGGTGTGTAAGACGTCTTTAAAAGCGAAGCATCGTTTTTAACGTCAGAAAATTCACCTATTTTAAATGTTTCTAAGTAATATTCGCCTATACTAAGCTTACCATTGTCGACGTTTATAGCTTTAGAAAAAATACTCTTAAGACTCTCAAAACTAAACACCAGTGCACCCCTTTCTAGTCTTAAAAAAGCTGGATCGTAGTTCTTATCTTGAGAAGAAACGTGTCTATTTAATATATATTCTAATGCATCTATACCCTTAAAATTAGCTGGAGAAGAAAAGAAAATTTTTGTATCACCTTTATCAAAATTATCACTTATAGTAGCGGGGTAACCGTCATTTTCATTAAAAAAATCTGTTAAAAATAATTTAAGTGCATCTCCTGTATATATTCCTCTATCACTATTATCTGCGTTTAAAATATTAATACCGCTTGCTACAGAATTAGCAGTAGAAAAATAAGAATTTTTTTCTAAAAGTAATTCATAATATGCATCCCAAAAATAAAGTTTTTTAAACTTTTGACCTAGTTGATCACCGCCTATATCTTCTGAATTATAGATTGCAAAATTAGATTGTATTCTAAAAAGTTTGTCTGCCTGTTCTTTTTTAGAGCTACCTGCATAAGCAGAGTCATTTAAATTAGGCATTATATCAACGGTAAGAAAATCCCTAGAATCGCCTTTAAAAACAAACCCTCTATTATTATTATTAATGTTTTCTGGTGTATTGCGTTCAATACCATCAAAACTATTATCTACAACTGCATAGCCTGCAGTGTAAAAATTTAAAAAACTATCTGATATGACAAGTTGTCGTACGACGCCTGGTTTTAATTCTTGAGATCTACCGTCATTACTTACTAAGTTTGTTTTAAACGCGTATTTTGAAGAGTTAAATATTGCATTATAATCAGCCATACATTATATAAGCGCGTTTTGAATTTCGTCAAGAATTTGAGTAACATAAGTTGGCTTAATAATCTTTAATAAAGTACCTTGGTCAGGAAACTTGAGCGGATTAAAGATATTATTAGTTAAACAAATTAACCACCACAAATCTATAGTGTTATAAGCATTATAACTAACTAATGTCCAAGGCATTTTAGCAACAACAGACTGATAATAGACTTTAGTTTCGTCTAAATTTACCGGTAAATTAATAGCTTTTAAAATGTTATAAAAATAAAAATTATCATTATTTTTATACAGCTTAAAGATAGTTTCGTATTTTGTAGTTTTTAATTCAGGTAATCCAGAAATTTTATTTTGATATTTACCGTCCATTATGCTCCTCCTCTCACATTAACATCAGGTGCAGGTATGTTTGAATCATTAGGTCTTAAGGAAACAGATTCTTGATTTCTATTAGTATTATTAGCTAATGGGTTTAATACACTATTTACCCCTGGTGTGAGGGTTGATGCAGAAACTATAGGGTCTTTGTTAAGGACGGTGTACATAAAGTTTTTAGTATCGGGCACTAGACTCTTAAAAGTTATTCTTACTTGATAGGCATCAGGGATAATAGTAGTTATGTTTCTTATTGTTGTGTTATTACTAAATCCTCTAACTAAATTGTTATTTCCATTATCTAGACGTATCTGACCTTTAGTATCTGCAAGTTTATCTACACTTAAACTATCAACTGTATCTAAGCTAAAAGAAAGCTCTCTTCGTGAACCTTGGAATTCTATTAAAATACTAGATATATAGCAAAAAGGAAAAAACTTAACTCCTGGTATTTCAGCAGTATAAATAACGGGCGGATCGACAACAGAAACATTCTTTCTTGATGGTTTGTTATTGTATAGTAATAAAAATAAAAATTCCCAATTTTTAACTACATCATCAAACGTAGCGCTACCTGTATTGATCAAAGGAAATTGAACACTAATTTCATCACCTTCAGTTGAAAAATTATAAAACTTAGTTTTTTCAACAAATGTTACTTGAGTAGGCGCTCTTAATGCAGCGGTAATATCAGATACTTTTCCTAAAGCATCTGCACCCATCTTTAAAATACCTACAGAAGATTGGTTGGTATCATCTGCAAAAGCATTAGCTTGTGAATTATTAAAATTTTCAAAATAAGGTAAAATAAATTGCCAACCGGTTGGTTCTGTTATATATAAATTTTGATATGGTTTAAGATAGGGATTGTTTTCAAAAATATTATTATTATCTTTAAAGAAATCTAATTGATTTACTTTAGCTTCTACTGCATTAGAAAATTTTGTTACTTGTTGCCCTGTTTGAGTTTGTTTTGCTCCTGCTAAAAAATTATAAAGAGGGTTTTTTATACCATCAGGTATCGATTTTGCTATTTCACCGATATTACTATTAGATACGCCGAAAGAATATTTTAATTGGTTTACCATAGCATTAGTTTTAAGTCTTCTCTCTGTTAAAAGTAATTTAGGTACTTCTTTACGTGAGTCTATTAGTTTAGAATACGTCCAATAAAAGTCTGATACTACGTCTACTGTACCGCCTAGAGGTGTTGATAAGCTTCTACCTATACCAGAGCCGAGAGGTGTATTAACTGGTGATACTAATATTGGTGGTTCAACATCAACTTCTGAATTTTCCTGAAAATCTTCAAAATTTCTAACCCTAGCAACTGAAAAAACGTGCTGCATGTTACGTAATAACGCTAGAAGCAAATCTTAGCGCCATCTCCCTTCTAAAATCAAACTGCGATGTACTTTTTTCATTAAAGATGATATTACTATTACTATTAGCGACCGTTACATTGCTCTTACCTGTTAGTTCTTTATTATTTATATCCTCTAGATGATCTAAGCTAGCAGTAGCTGCATTAGTTTGCTTATTTTGTAGCATTAGCATCTCGGAAAACTTACCGTTTAAGTCTTCTAATACAATGTTAATAGAATCCATTTTATCATTAACTTTACTAGTTACTGTATATATACCGCCGAAGAGTTGAGCGCTTTCTATTTTATCAATCTCAGACATTTTAACATTAACTGTTTCAGGTGTTGATGTTTTAGCAGAAAATACATCTTTAAGATCAGAAAGGTTTTGAAGTTTATCGAGATTTTCAATTTTATCTACATTTGTAATGAGAGCGATACCTGCACTAACCTTTTTCATTTCAGCATAAAATTTATCACCTGCTGAAATACTTGTTGTTTCTTTAATTACTTTACTTAATAAATCTAAGGAACTAGCGACTGTGTAAATTTTTTCTTCATTTTTAGCTAAATCTAAAATCACATCAACAGAAGATTTACCTTTCGAAAAAAAGCTTCCAGCAGATTGAAATAGTCTTCCAGCACCATCAGCTAATCCAAAAGTGGCCATAGCAACACCTAAAGCAGATATGCCTGCTGCTAATTTAAAATAATCTACTACATTAACACCTCTCACCATG